CGTTGATAATGATTTCATTTATGAAACCTTTACCGATGACTATGTAAACGAAATTTATATATCAGGAAAAAATTTTCCAACAATTAGAAATCATAATGGAAAATCTGTAATAGATTATTCAAAAGTTACATCGATTGAATTGAATGAAAAAATAGTACCCAATGGTATATTTATTGAGAATATTTTACGTTCTCAATTATATGTTAAAGACAACAAAAAATGCACGTATGAATTTGATATAAGTAAAATTGATAAATTTGAAAAATTCATTCAAAATAGATACAATATAGATTTTAAATTAGATACATTAAATAAAACTAATTTTGAAAATAGTTTAATAATTAAAGACGAAAAATTAAAAAATTGGGTTTGGCAAAAATTTGAAAAAAGATTTGCAAAATCAAAAAATGTTATATGATATATTTTTTAAATAATGTAATCTCACATATTGATTGTGAAAAACTAACTTCGGAATTTCGTAAACAACAAAAGACAAAATTAAACGCAGATATTTCTCATCTATTAACCGATAATAAAACAACTTATGGTTTTAGAGGTTATGGTGAATTTGATAAATTTTTGAATTCTATTAAACCAATTATTATTGAGTTAAATGGTAATAAAAAAATAAAAAATGTTAATTCATTTGTTAGAGAATATAAGAATGGTTCGATTTTAAAAAAACATGTAGACAGAGAGGATATTGGTATTACTTTAAGTATTTGTTTATTTTCAAATATTAAAAGTGAATGGCCACTATGTGCTGAATATAATAATGTTCAAATTTCACACAATATAAATGTTGGCGACGGATTACTTATAATTAATTCGGATAAAATCACACATTGGAGAGAAGAACTGATATGCAATGATGATGAATCTGTAATTCAACTATTTTTACATTGGAAAGACATTTCAACCGATAAAAAGTTTTTAATATGATATTAATAGATGAAAACACAATTGAGTTTAATAATGATGAAAAAATTGTTTTAGAAAACGTTATTAAAAATTTCACATCACATGAGGAAATTAAAGAGTATAGTATAGGAAGAGCAAAAAATTACTACATTAGACAAATGATAGTTGAAAAATCTAAAATTATTAACGAAGATTTTATTTCAATTATTGATAAGATAGAAAAATATGTAGAAAAAATAAAATTTTACAAAGATAGTACAATTAAATTAAATAAATGTTGGTTAAATAAAATAGATACCAACACAAATAAAAACGATGAATTTCACTATGACTCATCTGATTTAAGTTTTATATTATATTTAAATGATGATTTTAATGGTGGTGTTTATGAATATATAAACGATGCAAACCAAATATTAGGGGTGTACCCAAAAAAATTTATGACTATCACAACACAAAAAAATCAAATTTTACATAGAGTTCTTCCAGTATCGGATGGAATTAGATATAGTTTAGTTTGTTTTTTTGATTATGAAGTAAAAAAAGAAAAATTATTTATATAAAATGTATAAACAATATTATGACATATTATCACCAGAAGAATATGAAATTTGTAAAAAAATTATAACTAATTCATATTGGAAATATGGCCATACTAGTAATTCGGAATCTGCACATAAATTTTGGATTACACCATTATTAGAAAAACATAATTTTTTTAGTGAAAAGTTTTTGAATAAAATTGAGGAATTAACAAATTCTAAATTTAAAATTCATAGAATTTATGGAAATGGTCAAACGTTTGGTCAAGAAGGAGAATGGCATAAAGACTCATTGGATAAAGACGATTATACTTTTCTTTATTATTTCAATGAAGGTAATGCGGATTTAATTGGAAATACATATTTTGCAGATAAAAACAATATTTTAAAAGATATATGTAAACCTATTTTTAATAGTGGTATTATTTTTAAAAGTAATGTAAATCATAGAGGTTCATCACCAAATATAAATTTTAATAATTTAAGAATTACCATTGCGTTCAAATTGAAAAAAATTGAAATAAAATCAACCAAATCATTACTTTAAAATGTTTATAATAAAAACCATACCAAAATTCTTATCCGAAAATGAGTGTTCCCAATTAATAAACCAATATTCTAATTTATCTTTACAAGATGCAGAATATTATTCCAAAGATGAGAAATTAATCGTTAATAAAAAAGTAAGAGATTCAAAAATTATTTTTGTTTCTAATGAATTAATTACAAAAAAAATCATAGATGAACTTAAAAAGCACATATCAATAAAAGGATATAATTTTATTGGTTTAGAACGATTACAATTTACCAAATACGATTTCAATGGCCATTATGATTGGCATGTGGATAGTAATATCAATAGTACCAATAATAGATACTACTCAATAGTAATTCCATTAAATATAGATTACGAAAATGGAGAATTATTGTGTAAAGATTTAAATGATAACATAATAAATTTAGAAAAAAAAACAGGTAATCTACATATTTTTTCATCAACACTATTACATAAAGTCACCAATGTAACATGTGGTGTTAGATATTCTTTGGTAACTTGGTTATCTTTAGAAAAAATAAAAGATTTTAAAAAAAGTTTAATATAATAAAATGAAACAAAAAATATGGACATTTGGGGATAGTTTTACAGAATCATTTAATGTACCAAAAACATTTGGTTCACACGATTGGCGTTTAGAATATATAAGATGGTTAGGACGAATGCCAAAAGTATATGGAGAAATCATTTCTGAAAAATTAAATTGTGAGTTGGTTAATCTAGGCCGTTCGGGCAGCTGCAATGACTCAATATTTGAAACAATTTGTTTAAATATAAACGAAATTAAAGACAATGATATAATCATCATCGGCTGGAGTAGTCCATTACGATTTCGATTGGCATCAGAGACGGATACTGAAAATTGGGTTAATATGCTTCCCTTTTATAAAAAAGTTCGAATTGGTGAAGGTAATTCTAAGACACTTTTCAAAAATTCAATATCCGACAATACATTGGATGAAATTTTTTATAATAGAAAATCGGTTAGATATATCGATGAGGTTTTATATAAGACTCAAATGATTAATAAGGCATTGAATAAAAATAAAGTAATACATTGGAGCCCATTCCCAGAATATTTTTCAGAAGTCAAATCAATAAGTGAATGTACTAAAATTGTAGATGAAACAAGCGGAAAAATAAATGACCCACATTTTTCGGAGAAAGGACACATTGAGTTATCGGAAAAACTACTTAAAATGTTAGAATTTTATGATAAAAAATATAAAATAATTTAAATAATTAATATTTTAATAAATGTTTGTAAAATATATAGAAAATTTTTTAAGTAATGATGAATGTGACCATATCATATTATTGGGTGAATCCATCGACTTAAACCCAATGAAGTCATCACGTATAGAAAATGGTAAAATTATCGAAGCAAATATATCATATGATGGCAATAAACGAACCGGTGGTTTTTTTAAAGATGAAATGTTGGAAATTGAGGCAATCAAAAATTTGTCTAACAAAATAATTGGTTTATCAAATGAATTAAATCCATTTAAAGGTATTGTATATAATGAAATACCAAAATATTCTTTCAACAGATACGAAGCTGGTGATTTTTTAGATTGGCATTCCGACGGCCATGAAATTTTTTATGGGGCAACTTTAACTTATATTATTCAACTTAATGACAACTATCAAGACGGATATGTGAAATATATCATAGATGATAGTGAATATACTATCAATAAAAAAAAGGGAAGTATTTTTATATTCGATTCTAATATAAAACATTCGGTAGCAAAAATAAAAAAAGGTAAACGTTATTCTTTAAACGTATGGCCTGCATCTCAAATTATAGAAAAATCTTTAATATAATGTTATATGGAAAAACTTAAATTCGGGCCGCCACTATATAAAACCAAAATAAGAACAGAATTAAAGGATAGATTATTATTATCTGCAAAAAATCAAATAATACCAAATAACAAAAATTTGGCAGGTAGAATTGATAATGAAAAATTATTTGATAATGAATCTCATAAAAATTTTGAAGGAGAAATTGTTTTTTTAGTTAAAGATTATTTAAAATTTGTAATTGATGAACAATTAAATACCGATATTACAATTGATAATATTGGATTTATTTTAGAATCTTTATGGGTAAATTTTCAAAAATGTAATGAATACAATCCACCCCATGCACATGGTGGTGACATATCATTTGTAATTTATTTAGATATACCCGATGAGATTAAAAATGAAGCACCCGTTGGACATTCTAATGCAAACGGGTCAATAAATTTTATTTATGGTAACTCAACACTTTCTCATAAAAAAGAAAATATATTAGTAGATTTGTTACAACCAAAAAGTTTAATATCACACTTACCAGAAAATGGTGAAATGTTTATTTTCCCATCTTATCTAATGCATTATGTTGAATCATTTATTTCAGAAGATGTAGAAAGAATATCGGTATCCGGCAATATTACATTATATAATAAAAATAGTAATAAATTAATTTAATATGATTATTACAATTTTAGCAGAGCCAAGAAGTGGTTCAACAAATCTTACGAATTGGTTTTACTTTAATAAAAACTTTACCACACTATTTGAACCGGAAAATCCTAATAGTAAATGGTTTCAAAATAATATTGACCCAAAAGATTATAAATATAAAACTAAACATCTTTGTATTAAAGAAATATATTATCCTACTTTAAATTGGAATTCATTGTTAAATGTATCCGATAAAATTATTGTACTATATAGAGAAAATACACAAGAACAATTGGAATCATTTTTAAATGCGGTAAATACGGATAACTGGCATCTACCATATGTTTATAAAACATCAGAAAATTCAATTACCAAAGAAAAAACAGAATATTTTAAAATATTAAAATCTGAATTTAAAGAAAAATATTTAAATAAAGATTATTTCAATATATCATATGAAGAATTATACTATAATAATGGTTTTCAAAAAGTATTAGATTATTTAAATATGGATGAATTGGAAAATAAAAACTTCCCTCATGGCCAAAAATATAGAATAAATGTTGATAAAAGAAAAAATCTTATTTAAAAAAAATGAATGTGATTTAATTAGAAATCTATTTAAAAATAATTCTCAAAACTGGGATTTAAAAGATAGAAAATACAATTCACAACCGATTGATTATTCATTAGATACTAAATGGTTATTTGATAAGTTGAAAAATTTTGTGGAAAGGGAAACAAACATTCAAATTAGAACAATAAAAAAAACGATACATTTTCATACATTTAAAGAAGGAGATTGGTTTGGAAAACACAATGATATTAGGGATAGAAGGTTATATGCAATAGGTGTATTACTAAACGATGATTTTGAAGGAGGAGAATTTAAATTATATAACCCATATGAACTTACACTTAATAAATTAATTGGGAATGTGTATATTTTTGATGTTAGAATTGAGCATGAAATAACACCCATTTTGCATGGAGAAAGATACTCATTACTTTGGTTTTTACAAAACGAACATATAAAAACACCTACAAATACCTTAATATAAATTTGGTAATGTCAAATATTTGTCGTATATTAGAGTATTATAAACAATTAAACTCTAAATTATGAAACAAAAGACAGAACAAGAATTAAAGCAAAACTACGATAAGTTTATTGCAATAATCAAAAAATATTTCAAAGGTGAAAGATTGGAGAAATTACTCCATATGTATTCCGAAGAAGAATTGGGCGTTAATCTTACACTATCCGCCGCATCTGGCTCAAAACACTACCATAACGCATATATAGGTGGGTATATAGACCACATCTTTAATGTATGTAAGAACTCTCTTAAAATGAGAGACCTGTTCGTATCGCAGGGTGGTATTATTGATTTTACAGAAGAAGAATTAATATTTACGTGTTTGCATCATGATTTAGGAAAATTAGGAATAAAAAGTCAATTACACTATTTACCAAATGATTCGGAATGGCATGTAAAAAACTATGGTACTCTATTCAAACGAAATGATGATATAACATATATGTCTTTAACAGATAGAACCTTTTTTACACTCAATCACTATGGTATTCAATATTCCGAAATAGAATATTTTGGAATTAAATTAACGGATGGTATGTTTGATGAAGATAATCAAAAGTATTTAGCAGGTCACGATGCTAAAAAAGCACCTAAATATAAATTACCATACATTATGCATTGGGCAGATTGGATGTCTACAATCATTGAAAGACAAGATAACATAATGTAATGACATTTTGTCAATAAAAATAATTTGGTATAGTAATTGAACTATATAGAGTATTATTAACTAAAAAACATTTATTATGTACACAATTAATTACAGTAAATTATTCGAAGAGTTCTTTGATGAACCAAAAACAACAACTTATGTTCCAAACAAATTCGCAGTAGACATTAAAGATGAATCTGCAACAATTGCTTTATCAGTATTAGGGCACAACCCAGACGATATTGAAATTAATTGTTTTGAGGACAAAATTGAAATCAAAGCTAAAAAGATAGGAGAGGATAAAGAACATCCTTTTAATCAATTAGTTTCGGACATTGAAGAAAGAATTCAAATAGGTAAAAACTTTGATGGTAGAAACGCAAAAGCTGAGATTAAAAATGGTATTCTCTTAATTACTCTTGAAAGAAAAGAAGAGTCCAAACCAAAAAAATTAACCTTAAAAGTTGGTTAATTCAGTTATTTTTCGTATATTAGAAAGGTAGGAGATTAAACACTTCTACCTTTTTTTATACAAACAAATACTTATTACTATGATATACAACGAAAAAATACAAGGATTGTTAGAAGCTTTAGACGGAAAATTAAGGATTTTACAAAACGGAATTACTGGTGCACAACAAATGTCACCATCCGAAGGCCATACAACATTGGAAGACGCTAGAAAAATAGTAGAGCGTGTTTCCGAATTAACACGAATTAATAGATAAAATGAATTGGCTTAAATGGTTAGTCGGATTTTCTGCACTAATTATCGCCGGATGTGCAGCTTATTTCTCCGTAACAGGATTGGGAGTATTATTTAGTGGTGCTGCAATATCCGTAATGGTTATGGCGTCTGCATTGGAGTTGGCTAAACTGGTTGCAGCTACTTATCTTAAACAAGAATGGGACAATATAAAAGGATTTAATAAGTGGTATTTAACATCTGCGGTTGCATTATTGATGTTAATCACATCGGCTGGTATATTTGGTTATCTTTCCAATGCTTTTCAACAACAAAATCTTAAACTACAACAAGTAGATAGAGAAATTTTAGTGTATTCTACTAAAATTGAGCAAAATACGGCTCAAATTACTCAATTAAACACTCAATTAGGACAATTATCTTCAACACAAAACACAATTTTAGACAAAGGTAAGGTAAATTCTCGTTTATTACGTTCAATTGATAATAAAGATAAACAAAGTGCTCAAATTAACAAAAAAATAGCAGATTTACAAGACCAAAATGCTAAAAATAACGAAGAAATTAACAAAATTAAGATTTCTAACTTAGATTTGGAGAAAGAAGTGGGTGGATTTCGTTTTGTAGCGGAAGCATTTGGTATGGAATTGAAAAATGTGGTAAAATTCTTCATATTTTTGATTGTAATGGTATTTGACCCATTGGCAGTAGCATTAATTATCGCATTTAATGGTTTAATTGAAGATAAAAAGAAAAAACAAAAAAGACTTATAGGTGAAATTATAGAAAATGACGAAAAATTGGGTTTATATGATAATTTGGATAATTTGATGGAGGAAAATTATAAAAATTATGAAGTTTATGGTGATGTAGATAAAGAAACCATGGATGGTGGTGAAATTTTTAACGAAAACAACAAAAATGAGAATTACAAAGAAAATGAAAATTCAATTGTTAGGATTCCTATTGATTTGGATGGTGACGGAACAATTGATGGTTATGATACGAATAATGATGGGATTATAGATGAATGGTCGGCCGAAGGACACTCCGAAAGAGCTTCTGGTAATAGAAATTTACTACCATATTACGCAAAATCGGATTTTGATTGGGATGATAAGTCAAAATGGATAAATGACCAAAATGCAATTAATTTTTGGTTAAAGTACAAAAAGAAACAGGAAGACAATTTAATTAAAACTTATTAATTATTTGGTATTTTAAAATAATTTTCGTATATTACAAATATGAAAAAATACGCATTATTTATTGGAAGATGGCAAACTTGGCATAAAGGTCATGAGTGGTTAATCAATCAACAATTGGAAAATGGAAAGAATTGTTGGGTAGCTATTAGAGATGTTCAAAAAGATGAAAATAATCCTAAATCAGCACAAGAAGTATTACAAGAATTACAAAAAGAACCATTTTTTACAAACAATTGGGATAAACTTATGTTGAGTATTATTCCAGACATTGAAAGTGTAAACTATGGTAGAGGTGTAGGGTATGATGTAATATATCACGAACCACCAAAAGAAATTGAACAAATTAGTGGAACTGCTATTAGAAAAAAATACATTGACTCAAATGGTGATGTAATCGTTTATAATATAGATACCGAAGATGATAGTAGAGCGTAAGAGACACATTGCAAAAACCATATCATATCGTATTTTAAGTACCTTAATTGGTTTCTTATTAATGTGGTTGATAAGTGGTTCAATTAAAGTTGGAGCAGCATTTGGAGTAGCAGAATTGATTTATAAACCCATACAATACTATATCCACGAAAGAGTTTGGTATAAATGGATTAAATACGGATTAAAAAAATAAAATATGAAATTAATAGTTGACAAAGGTTCTAATGGACTAACAACAAAAGAGTTTACGGAGTATCTTAAAACTCCTGTATTAAAGTCGGAAATAACTCAACAAGAATCCGATGAATTACGGTTGCAATTAAATAAAGCTTTGGAAAAGAATCCAGGCCTGGGAATTTCTGCAACACAAATTGGTATTAAGAAAAGAGCCTGTTTAATTAAATTTGGTGATGAAGAATTATTCTTAGTAAATCCAATTATTACAGAAAAATCAAAAGAAGGATTTTTATTTTTTGAAGGTTGTTTATCAATCCCCTCAACTTTAACAAAACCAATTAGAACCATACGTGCATCTAAAATTATTGTACAAACTGATAATTTGGGTGAGTTGGCATTTGAAATTAATCCAGAAGGTGATAAAGCAAATGAATCGGTGTCCAAAGAAACAATGATGACCGTAATAGTTCAGCATGAAATTGACCATTTAGACGGATTTACAATTAAAGATAGAGTTTATAATACACAAGTTGTTAAAAGACAAACTTATGGTAGAAATGAAAAAATTGTAATGAAATCAAAAGAAGGAGATATGGTTGAAGTCAAATACAAAAATGCAAACAAATTATTTTTACAAGGATACGAAATAGTATAGTATGGAAATAGTATTAATAATTTTAGTTGTATGTTTAGTAGGTACTTTATATACAATATTTAATCTTCTTTCTAAATTAGAAAAATATGAAGATATCATAGAAAATACCGATGAATTTATACAATCGGAATTACAAAAAAACGAAGCATTACTGGAAGCATTAAGACAAATTGATAATCGTCAAATGTTTGAGAAGGATGATGATGTAGGTTCTATATTTTATCAAATAAAAGAAACTATTGAAAAATTCAAACAAAGATAACCATGCGTAAAAAAAGAGGGCCAAATAGACAATACTTTTCAAAAGATACGGAAGATGCGATTATAGAATACAATTTAACAACCGACCAATATATTAAAGATAAATTATATAGAGAAAGGATTAAATCCGCATTTGATAAATTAGCGGAAATTGTTTATAATAAATGGAAGTTTACATATTTTGATGATGACCCACAGGATGTAATGGCAGAAGTTGTTGCATTTATGGTTGAAAAAATTCATATGTACAAAAATGGTAAGGGTAAAGCATTTTCTTACTTTACTATTGTTGCAAGAAACTATCTTATTTTAAATAATAATGCAAATTATAAAAGATATAAAGATACGGATATAATGTCTGGATTACCAGAATCATTTGACACCGAAAATAATTTTAGAGAAGAAGAAAGAAACGATGAACATAGAACCTTTAATAAA